AGCAAGTGTACGAGCATTCAGGGGCTAGATGGGAAGCAGAGATCAGCCTACCGCCTTTAACCTATGCAGAGGCACGATCAGTCGAAGCATTTATAGTCGGCTTAAAAGGGCGTTCTGGCACGTTTACGTTCGGCCATCCACTGCATACAAGTACAGCAACCAGTACAACATCTGGCACGACAGCGGTTAGGGCAGAGCAACTGACTACCGATTCTGGTTCTACTGCTGTTACTGCGGGTACTTACTTTCAGCTAGGTGATTATCTGTACATGGTTACAGAAGATAAATCCGCTGGCGCGGGGACGCTAAAGTTTCAACCGCCACTAAGAGCAGAGATAGCATCAGGCACAGCGTTAGATTTTACATTGCCTAAAAGTCTATGGCGCATGGCATCAAATGATATTGGCTGGTCTACTGATACTGCCTCCCTTTATGGATTTACTCTAGCCTGTGTCGAGGCCATATAATGAGTCGCACCCTATCAACTGAAATGCAAGCGGTCGCAACCGCTGAAGTAGTACGCCCGATCTATTTAATTGATATGGAGTTTACCTCTGGTAGCGTTTACTTCTGGTCTGGCGTGGGCAATTTAACTTTTAATAGTAATACCTATATCGGTGCGGGTGATTTACTTAGCATCGGGTCGGTAAGCGAGACAGCCGAACTACAAGCAAATGGCGCAACTGTTACGCTGACAGGTATAAAACAATCACTGGTCACTATCGCTAGGGATGAGCCATATCAGGGTAGGCCGCTGACTATCCGTTTAGGCGCATTAGATGATAGCGGTGATCTAGTTTCATCGCCTGTAATTATCTTTAGCGGCTTTATGGATGTAATGACTATAGCCGATGGCGGTGAGACATCTACAATATCTATCAGCGTAGAGAATAAATTAATCGCCTTTGAAAGATCATTTGTTAGACGCTATACCAGTGAAGATCAAAAGATTGAGCATCCCTCCGATAAGGGCTTTGAGTTTGTAACTAAGATTCAAGAGAAAGAGATTATCTGGGGCAGACCAACCCCAGCATCGGCAGGAACGCATTCAGGAGGTAGATCAGATTTAAGGGTTGGTAGATGATAACAATACAGCATGAAAGTCTGGTAAATGTTAAAGAAGATATAAAGCCGCTATTGGAAGAACACTGGCGGCTTGTTGCGTTAAATCAGGGCAAGATAAAACTCAATCCTGATTGGAAGGAATACGCTAGATTAGATGCGGCAGGGATATTGAACATATTTACTGCGCGTGATGATGGTGAGTTAGTTGGTTACTTTGTTTTAATAATCAATAAAAGCATCCATTATCAAGATCACTACTTTGCGGTAAATGATGTTGTATTTGTTTTGCCTGACAGTAGAGCGGGTGCAACTGGCTATAAATTGATCAAATTCGCAGAAGATTATTGTCGTGATATTGGTGTATCATTGATGATGATCAATACGAAGGTACACATACCTTTTGATAAGCTAATGATAGGAATGGGCTTTGATTTAATAGAGCGCGTTTATTCTAAATTTTTAGGAAAGTAAAATGGCAGTATCAGCAATAGCAGGATTGATGACGGCAGGGGGTGCAGTTGCGGCCGCAGGAGGGTTTGCCGCATTTGCCGCAGGTACTTTATTTGGCGGCTCTTTGCTCACTGCTTTTGCCATTGGTGCTGGCCTTTCTGTTGTATCTCGCGCCTTGATGCCAACCCCTTCACTTGGCGCACAGATGCAGGGAAACTCTGTAACTGTCAGAGAACCTGCTGTATCCCGTAAAATCATTTATGGTCGCGCTAGAGTTGGCGGTGCTATTGTTTATATAGATTCTACTGGCACTGATAACGAGTATCTCCATTTAGTAATTGCTGTAGCGGGTCATGCGATTGATGGCTTTGAGCAAGTCTGGTTTAACGATACAAAAGTCTGGGATGGCAGTTTTCAAGGTAACTGGGGGTCTTATGTTCACATAGGCTTCCATGATGGTACGCAAACAACTGCCGACAGCACTCTAGTATCTGCATCCAGCGGCTGGACTAATGATCATAAATTATTAGACACAGCCTATATCTATGTTCGACTAAAATACGATACAGATCAATTCGCGCAGGGCTTGCCGAACATCTCTACAGTGGTTAGAGGTAAAAAGGTTTATAACCCTGTCTCAGCGACTACAGCATGGTCACAGAATCCCGCTCTCTGCGTGTTTGACTACTTAAAAGATACAAAGTATGGCTTGGCAGAGTCGGCCTCTAACGTCAATACAACGGCTCTGATAGCGGCTCAAAGTTTATGCGATGAGACTGTTAATTTGTCAGGCGGTGGCAGTCAAAATAGATACGTTCTGGATGGCGTAGTAGACACTGCAAATAGCCGAAAAGATAACATCGAGGCCATGTTGTCGAGCATGGGTGGTAAGCTGATTTACTCAGGCGGTGAGTATTTTATTGTCGGTGCTGAATACAACACCCCCACGATCACAGTGGATGAATCTGTATTAGTTGGTGGTATATCGGTTAAGACCAAGCAAAGCCGCAGAAGCCTCTACAATGGCGTTAAAGGCGTTTACTTAGCAGAAGAAGAAAACTACACCCTAGCGGATTATCCCTCTATAACTAGCAGTAGCTACTCTACAGAAGATGGCGATCCTATCTATCTAGATATGCCGTTGCCGTTTACGACTAATAACGTAAGGGCGCAGAGAATCGCCAAGATTGCCCTATTGCAATCAAGACAACAAACGCAGATAACCATTCCTTGTAATCTGGCCGCACTGAAGTTTAAGGCTGGCGATAACATCATGGTTACCAACTCGCGTATGGGTTGGACTCAGAAAGTTTTTGAAGTTACTGGCTACCAACTAGACATAACCACTGATGGCGCAATTATTGTAAACGTAGATGCGATAGAAACAGCCTCTGCCATATTTGATTGGTCAACATCCGATCAGCAAGACTTTACCACTGGGGGCGAGGTTGATTTGTATGATGGCTTTACTACTCAGCCGCCTACTAATCTTGCCGCTACATCTACGACAGTAGTCGCATCTGATGGGACTTTATTGCCCTCTCTTAGATTGACTTGGACTGATTCAACCGATGTATTTGTCACCCAGTATGAAGTGCAATATCAGCGCGGGTCGGCTCTGGTTGATTACGGAAATATCACAGATGCCTACACTACAAATACCGATCATGGCTTAATTACTAATGCGGCATCTATCACGTTGGATTACGGCTCTATTGATGATCCAGTGGCGACTGATGAGCCTAACTATAATTCAGTCTTTGTAACGACTAATCAATATGTGATTACTGGTGTTGTCCCATCGGCTAATTACAACATAAGAATCAGGGCAGTAAATAATCTTGGTGTTAAAAGTAACTTTGTCACCCTGTCAGGATTGGCCGAAGGGGATACTGATCCCTGCGGTATTCCAGATAGCCTAAGTGCGGTTGGTGGCCTGAAAGAAATTAGCTTGTCGTGGATTATTCCCACTGAGCCTGATTACTCTCATGTTGAAGTATGGGAAAACATCGTAAACAACTCTGCGACTGCAACTAAGATTGCGACTGCCAGCGGGGATAACTTTGCCCGTACAGGTTTAGGTTATAACGTACTCAGATATTACTGGGTTAAATCGGTCGATTACTCTGGTAATGTTTCTGCGTTTTCATCGGTAGCCAGTGCGACTACTTTATTTGTCGATACTGATTCCTTTAGTCAGGCAGTAAATGATTTATTCTCTGAGGCAGGTGCGTATGGTATCGAGCCTGTTAGTTCACTTCCTGCAACGGGTGACTTTAACGGTCAGATAAAATATAACACTACTCAAAATAAATTATACCGCTGGGATTCTGCAACTTCTGCGTGGACTGATGACATATTCTCGATTACGTCAGGCAGTGTTGATCTTGCATCATTCGCATCAGGCATTGAACCAATTAGTATTGTTTCTAGCTTGCCTAATCCATCAGGATATACTGGTGCAAACCTAGTATTTTTAACAACTGATTATAAATTATACCGATACAACGGCACTGCATTTGTCTCTAGTGTTGCGGCTGGTGATATTACTGGCACTATCGGTTCGGATGTATTTCCAAATAATTTAAGGCCAGTAGAGATTGTTTCTACACTTCCTACTACGGGCAACTTCCAAGGTCGGCAGGTATTCCTTACATCTGACAATAAACTATACAGATATAACGGAACGTCATTTATCGCAAGCGTAGCAACTAGCGATCTACAGGGTCAGGTAAGCAGTACGCAGATCAGCGACAACTCAATATCTACAGCCAAGATACAAGCAGACGCGATCACTGCAAATGAAATATCAACTGGCGCGGTTACTGCTGATGCTATTACTGCTGGTTCTATTAGTTCGGCCGCTATTGCGGCTGATGCCATTACATCGGATAAGATTGCGGCTAACGCTGTTACAGCGGGTGCTATTCAGGCGGGTGCTATTAGTGCGACTGCTATTGCTTCCGATGCTATTACATCTGATAAGATTTTGGCAGGGGCTATACAAACATCAGACTTAGCGGCTAACTCTATCACTGGTGGTCTTATTGCGGCATCAGGTGTCATCACTAGCGCGGCACAAATAGACGACGCTGTAATTACATCAGCCAAGATTGATAACCTTGCAGTAACTCAAGGTAAGATTGCTGATTTAGCGGTTGATACAATTAAGATTGCAGATCAGGCTGTGACAATTCCATCGTCTGTAGAATTAGCAACCTCAACAAATATATTTGGATCTACCGAACAATTAATATTAACTTTAACCTTTACTGGCACTGGGGCAAATGCTGATGTTTTATCTACTATTGCCGCTGGTGGATCTGGATCAGCATATTTGCAATTAAGTTATTACCACAATAACAGCTTAGAAAAAGTACATAATTACCAATATGGTGGTGTTGTAGCTTTTCCGATTACAACAACATCAGGAACAAATACTATTAAATTATATGGCAGAATATTTAGCGGAAGTCAGGGTGCATTTGTTCCAGAGGCATATATAAGGACATTGGAGACTAAAAAATGATTAAAACATTTACAGTCATTAATTCAATTACTAATCAACCTGTCCGATTTTGTCAGTGTGTGGAATCTGACAAAGATTTGTTGTGCGGAGAAAACGAACATTTAGTTGAGGGTAGGCAAGAATTAGAGGTTGATTCGCAATTATTTTTAAATGAATTTAAAGATTTAAGAAACGCACTTTTAGCAGAATCAGATTGGACTCAATTTGCAGACAGCCCATTAACCGACAAGAAAAAGGCAGAATGGGCAACGTACAGGCAAGCGTTAAGAGACTTGCCACAAGAATACCCTAATGCTATTTCAAATGATGATATAATTTGGCCTACAAAGCCGAGGTAACGACATGACAACAGCAGTACAAAGACGCAGAGGCACTAACACCGAACACGCATCCTTTACAGGGTTAGAAGGTGAGTTAAGTGTAAATACTACCAACGAATCCGTACACGTTCACGATGGATCGACTGCTGGCGGTTTCGAGCTTGCAAGGGCAGATGCCTCTAATATTGTCGCAACTAGCATTGATATTAATGGCGGCACTATCGACGGCACAGCCATTGGCGCATCCTCTGCATCCACAGGCGCGTTTACTACGCTGACTGCTAGTGGCGAAATCACAGCCAACGGTGGCATTGCTCTAGGCGATTCTGACAAGGCTACGTTTGGTGATAGTGATGATTTACAGATTTATCATGATGGGTCTAATAGTTACATTAGTGACCAAGGCACTAACGACCTTAAAATATTAGCTACAGATTTTCAGCTAAAAAATGCGGCAGATAATGAGTTTATGATGACTGCTGTTACTGATGGTGCTGTAACTCTTTACCACAACAGCGCGGCCAAACTAGCCACCACCTCCACAGGCATAGACGTTACTGGCACGGCCACGATGGATGGGCTTACTGTTGATGGGGCGTATACTGATGTTAAATTTAAAACAACGCAAGGTCGTTTAGATTTATGGCTAACGGATACGGACACGACAGAAGGTCAAGTGCGTGTACGTGGCGACGCGAATAATCTAGTATTTATTACAAACACAGCAGAACGCGCTAGGCTGACAAGCGATGGTGATTTGGGCATAGGTACTACAGCCATTATGCAGGACTTTGGTGGCGGCAGGACAACGCTTGCACTTAAAGGCGCAGGAAGCACTGATTACTCAACACTACAGCTAGGTAACTACGGCACTTCGTCCAACGGCCAGATTCACGGCCTCATAAACTTTTATGACGGCACAACATCTGTATCAAGAATACAGAGCGTTAGGGCTTCAAATACCTCTGATGCTCATCTTGCGTTTTACACTGCGCCTTCCTCTGGTGGAATTACGGAGAGGGCTAGGCTGACAAGCGATGGCAACCTGTTGGTGGGTAAGACTGCTAGTGGAACTGCAAACACAGGCGCAGAATTAAGAAATGGCTCATCAAATCATGCAGTAATTGCTACATCTACTTCAGAAACACCAGTGGTAGTGAACCGCAAAACTAATGACGGGTCGCTAATTAACTTCTTAAAAGACGGCTCAACCGTAGGGTCTATTGGCACAGTATCAGGCGACATACGTATTGGTGGCCTTGATGACAATCACGCATCATTAAGATTTGCCGCATCATCTAAGGCTGTACTGCCTGTTAAAAACAGTGACGGTGGCCTGAGCGATGCCACTACTGACTTGGGTGCTTCTAACGCTCGCTTCAAAGACCTCTACCTGTCAGGCAACGCATATCTTGGCGACGGTAAAGATTTAAGTTGGGGCGGTACTTATAACGACGGAAACCCAACAATAGCGGCTAGTTCTAACTTTATTGCTTTTTATCCTGAAGGAACTACCTCTGGTGAGGCGGCCAGAATCAACTCCTCTGGCTATATAACAAGTCTACCAACATACAACAACGGTTCAGCAAGTTCTGCTAATATGGTGGTTAATTCTAGCGGTTTATTTTTGCGTTCTGTTTCTTCAGGCAAGTACAAAACAGATGTCGAAGACGTGCAGGATTCTTATGTTGATTCTCTGTTAAACATTAGGCCTGTTTATTATCGTTCACTTTTGGAAAACGACAATTCTGAGCATAGTCATTGGGGCTTTATTGCAGAAGAAGTTGCAGAAATTGACCCTAGACTTGTCCACTACAAGACAGTTGATGTTTCTTACACTGACGGTGGCGAGCGAGTAGAGACTGAACTTAAAACCCCAGAACCAGAGGGTGTCCAGTACGAAAGATTTGTACCTTTGATGCTTAAATTAATACAAAATCAACAAACCTTAATTGAATCACTAACAGCCCGTATAGCGGCACTAGAGGAATAAAATCATGGCAGTAACTTGGACAATCTCAACACTAGAACGCAACACTGACGACGGTGTTGTTGTAGCACACTGGCGTGCTAGCGATAGCGAAGTAGTAGGCACTGGCGATGACGCTGTAACTCACTCAGGTAGCTCATACGGCACTTGCGGCTTTACCCCTGACGCAGATGCTGACGGCTACACAGCCTATGCTGACATCACAGAGGCTCAGGTCATTGAGTGGGTAAAGGCTGACGTTGACGCTGACGCTATTGAGGCAAGCATTGCTTCACAGATTGCAGACAGCAAGGCTCCCGCGATTAGCACTGGAGTGCCTTGGTAATGATTGATCCCGTCACGGCCATCAGCATAGCCACTAACGCCTTTGGTACTGTAAAAAGGATGATTGAGGCTGGCCGAGATGTAGAGGATACACTTAGCCAAGTTGGTAGATGGTACGGGGCGGTCAGTGACTTAAATGAATGTCAGCGCAGGGCAGAAAATCCACCCCTGTTTAAGAAAATTGTTGCGTCACAATCTGTTGAGCAGGAGGCGATGCAGATATATGCTCACCAGAAAAAAATTCAGGCGCAAGAAAAGGAGCTACGCACTTTGCTTATGTATGCCTACGGGCCTAGTGGCTATACTGAGCTAACTGAATTGCGGAGAAAAATAAGAGAGAAAAGAGAGCAAACAATTTACGCGCAGGAAAGAAAGCGCAAAGCGTTATTCTGGAATAGCATTCAAATATCAGGAATCGCAGTTTTAGGCTATGCAATATATCTGATTATTGATTTCTTGATGAGGCAGTAACCATGTATCAATTTGATGAAGATATGCCAACCCCTAACTTTCTGCATGATGTTGCAAAAGGTAATATCTGGGATTCTAGGGCATTAAATATATTCGGCTTTAACCGCACTGTAGGAACATCATTCGAGACGCTGTGGGATGATGGCGGTAATTATGTTTACCCTAGTTCTGCTGTTGCGATGGATGTCGTATCTACTTCTTCATCGGATACGATGGATTTAAAAATTAACGGTCTAGATTCCAATTATGTTGAGATTAGCGAGACTGTCACGCTGACAGGCACTTCTGCTGTAACTACTACTGCGACATTTTTAAGAATTAACTCTGCCACTATCCTAGCTGGCTCGAATGTTGGTGATATTTCTATTACAAATGGCGGGACTAAATACGCCTTTATACAGGCAGAGATTGGCACTACTCAATCTAGCGTTTACACTGTCCCCGCAGGACACTCGATCTACCTATTCCGAATAGATGTTACATCTGGTACTAACAACGGCCAGAAATATCTTACGTTTAGGAATGTGGTTAAAACAAACACTGGGAGAACATTAAGAGTTGCAGAAGCGACATTCGCCACATCGCAGGTCAGCTTTGATCGCCAACTCCCGTTTAAGATTGCAGAGAAATCAGACTTTCATTTCGAGGCGAAAAGCAGTAGCTCAGAAAACGAAGTCTCAATCTTTGTCGAAGCAATATTAGTTAAGGATTCATAATGGCAACCGTTAAAGAAGCATTGATCCGCTTATCAGGACATGAGAAGGAATGCGCGATCAGATACCAGAACATCGAGAAGCGATTAGATGATGGTGCTGATAGATTTAGGAAAAGCGAACTAATGCTATGGGGTATGTATCCCCTGATTATCGGTTTATTTCTAATCGAGAAAGGCTTTATCTAATGCTTAAATTGTTGATTGGTCCGATTGCTGATCTTGCTGGTGGATTCCTAAAGAACAAGGCAGAGCAAGCAAAAGCCAAACATGAAGCTAAAATGAACGTGATTCAGAACGATGCTGATTGGGAAGCTAAGATGGCTGATGCTTCTGGCAATAGCTGGAAAGATGAATTCTGGACCATCGTTCTAGCAGTGCCTATCTTTATGGTTGGTTATGCAATAGTAGTAGATGATATGACGGTAATACATAGAGTAGAGCAAGCATTTGCCGCATTAAATGATCTGCCAGAGTGGTATCAGTATTTATTGTTTGTGGCGATCTCTGCTAGTTTTGGGATCAAAGGCGCAAGCAAATTGATGAACATGAGGAAGTAAAATGGCTAAATCACCTAAGAAAGAAAAGCTAAATTATTTCAAGCCCAAAGAGTTAAAGTGCAAGCATACTGGTGAGGAAGGATTCGACAAAGACTTTCTTGAGACCCTGAACGCTATTCGACATGAGTGCGGTTTTAGCTTTGCCCTATCCAGTGCCTACAGAAGCCCCCAACACCCCATAGAAGCGCGTAAAGAGGTTCTAGGGGCGCATACCACTGGTAAGGCGGTAGATATACTAGCCAGCGGAGAAAAGGCGTTAGAGATCATTAGAGTGGCTCAGAAGCATGGTATACAACGAATAGGTATACAGCAAAAGGGATCGGGTCGATTTATACACCTAGATGGCTGTACTGAAGATGATGGATTCCCCTGCCCTGCTATCTGGTCATACTAGTTCCACATAGAACATAAAAAAGCCCCACCGAAGCGGGGCTGTTAGGTTAGTTGTCAGTAGATAATCTCAATACTGGTTCATCTGGCTCAACGTAAAATCTGCCTACGCTATCGTAAGGGCAATGAATTATCTTCCCTGTATTCCACCAAATGCCATGTCCCTTGACCATTATCTGACCATCTGCATTTCTGAATATATCGCAATCGTTTAATTTTTCAAAAGTTGTTTTCATTAGGTTTTATCCTTTATTGATAATGCCCCACCGAAGCGGGGCTGTTAGGTTAGCGTATCCCGTGGGACATGTCTTCTATCAAATGACTATAGACTTGAGGCATTACGCCTGCCCCCCTGTAGCCAAAGCTAACCACAATGCAAGACGCTTCGGTTGACTGCCACAGTTGACCTTTAGGTAGCCACACCTCTGCTTCGCCATGCTCTCTATTTATAAATAACTCTGCTTTGTGCTTTGCGGCTTCTTTCCTAACTTGCGCTAATGTTGGCATATTATTCCTCTTGGTTTTTTGATTTTTAAAGAACGTGCCATTCAGTGATGGCATAGCCATTATACAACAAGTAAACAATAATGTCAATACACCTATTTTAAATAATATGTACAAAAGTGTTGACAATGCCTTTTAGGGGGTGTACTGTAGCACCTCAATCAATCAAAAAAGGTAATAAAGACATGGCTAAATTATATAAAAGAGGTTGTCACAAGTGCGATGGAACTGGCACCTTGCCACACTACTACTGGATTCAAAGTGGTAGTTGCTTTACCTGTGGCGGTCTTGGTTACTTCACCGTTAAGACTGACCCCGCCATCCTTGATGCGCGTAAGGCCAAGGCCGCTGAGAAGCGTGAAGCCAAGAAAGAGGCAGAGCGTCAGGCGCACATCAAGCGCAACTTCTGGAAAAAGATCGCCAGTGGTATTCGTCAGGCAGTGTGGGCGGCAGAGCGTGAGATTGAGAACGCTAATGCAGAAGCTATCGTTAACGGTAAGCAATCCATCACGGGTGAGATCATCAGCACCAAGGTTGTCGATGGCTTTGCCTACGGCCAACGTGTTGTCAAGATGGTCGTTAAAGATGATCGCGGATTTAAGGTGTGGGGTACAGTGCCGCAAGCCATTTTAGATGAATATGTTTACCGTTCAGGAATAGGGTTTGATGCTGATGAAAATTACTGGAACTACAATGTTCTGAAAGGTCAGCGCGTCACATTCTCTGCCACTGTCGAAGCGTCAAATGACGATGACAAGTTCGGCTTCTTTAAACGCCCAACCAAGGCCGCGATTGCGGCTTAATCTAACCGCCCCCGCGAGGGGGCACTTGCTGTAGGAGGCAATATGGGAATAAATGATCTTAACGATCTAGAGCGCGGTGAGTACGACTGCGTTGTAGGTTATCCTGCCCTAGAGGGGCAATCAGATGCTTACTATGTTGGGTATGGTGAGCAGTACGCAAAAGAACAGGCTATAGGAGGCCGAAACAATGAAGTCAAGTGACGCAATAAATGAACTGGCAAATGCACTCTGCAATGCTCAGTCGCAAATGGGGGGTGCTGTTAAAGACAGTGCCAACCCTTTCTTTAAATCTAGCTATGCCGATCTAACGGCAGTTATCAAGGCCATCAAACAGCCCTTTGCTGATAACGGTCTAAGCTATACCCAGTTCCCAGTCACCGATGAAAATGGAATGGGAGTTTGCACAAGGCTTATGCACGTTTCTGGGCAATGGCTAGAAGGTCAATTTACTCTGCCAGTGGTTAAGCGTGACCCACAGGCGGCTTCAAGCTCCCTGACGTATGCGCGTCGTGTATCTTTATCTTCTATCGCAGGGATTCCTACGGCAGATGATGACGCTGAATCTGCAATGCTACGGGGTGATGATAAGAAGATTATCTCTGATGACCAGATCATAGCCATCAAGAAATTACTTGATGAGACTGGTGCTGATAGTGAGAAATTCTGCAAGTGGCTCAAGGTTCGGTCAGTCGATCAGATTCTTGAGATTCACTATGATCGCGCTGTTGCCGCACTAGAGGCTAAGAAGTGATTATCTTAGACCATGAGCAGGGATCACCAGAGTGGCTTGCCGCAAGATTGGGTAAGCCATCTGCCAGTATGTTTAATAAGCTAATTACGCAAACTGGGAAGCCATCGTCATCTGCTGATGGGTACATCAATGAGTTAATCGCAGAGCGCATTACAGGTAAATCTGAGCCGTTTCATGTGACCGAATGGATTGAGCGCGGCACAGCATTAGAGCCAGAAGCTAGAGAGGCATATGAGTTTATCTCTGGCAATGAGGTTCTTGAAACTGGCTTTATTTTAGATACCGATTGGGAGTTTGGATGCTCCCCTGATGGCTTGATACTTGAGAACGGGGATAGCTTGGGAGGATTGGAAATCAAATGCCCTGCGCCTAGAACGATGGTTAGTTACTTACGTGATCCACAGGTAGGCGTTAAGAAATACTGGCAACAAATCCAAGGCTGTATGTGGATAACCAGAAGGGGGTGGTGGGACTTCTTTGCTTATCATCCTGAAATGCCGCACGTTTTGGTGCGGGTTGAGCGCGATGATGACTATATCGCAAAACTAGCTACAGAGGTGGATAAGGCTGTGGCTGAAATTGTAAACCAAGTGGAGTTGTTAAAATGAAAGTAGGATTATCTGTAAGAATCGATGTAACCAAGATAGATAAGTCTCGCCTATACAAAGGGGCAAAGGGTACTTATCTCGATCTAACTACCTTTGTGGATACTGAAGAGCAAGACCAGTATGAGAACAATGGTTTTATATCTCAATCTACCACCAAGGAAGAGCGCGAGGCTAACGTACAGACCCCGATACTGGGTAACGTAAAGGTATTTTATACCGATGGCAGTACGCCAAGCAGTGCGCCTGTAGAACAAGGTGGCATGAGTCTGGAAGAGTTAGATGAGGATGTGCCGTTCTAGGGTAAAAAAGCCCCCTCGAAAGGGGGCAAACCATAGGAGGTTGCGAGTCGGGGGAACCCGCCTAATTAATATAACACAAGGTTTTTAATCATGGAATTAATCGACACTGGCAGATGCTTAATTGCCGCCCAAAGAAGCAAAGGCGTTAACAGTCGCCAGCTTGCAAAAATTGCTAAGACATCGCCACAGCAGGTATTAAGATGGCGCAAAAGCAAGAACATGAAGATACACACAATACAGTTGTTGTGCTTATCTTTGGATATATCAATTACTGATTTTATATCATTTGGTTATAAGTAGGCTTTTGAGTTTACTTTGACCGCTTAATCTTTTAAGGTTCAAAAAGTATTCGGGTGTGTGGATTGGGAATTTGTAACCCATGAACGAGAGTGACCCCTCTATTAGCACCTCTTGATTGGTTTGACTGCTGAGCAAGAAATAACGATTAATGCGTCTAGGCGCAAGGGCAACGGAACTGCTACTGATTCTAAATACGGATACGATTAAGTCACTAAGTCGCTTTAAGCCCTTAGATTTGTAAATTATGCTTTTCAAGGTGTAAAGGGTTGGATCATCTTGAAGAAAGTATAAACAAAGTTTAAACAAAAATAATTTATTAATCACTTGGCGAGGCTTGCCGAGCCATAGGAAAACAAAAATGAAAAATTACATAATAGAATGTACTGCTGTAATTACAGAAACTCGTGAATATATAGTACAAGCAAATAATGAAGAAGAAGCGTGTGATTTAGTGTTGAATTCAGGCGGGCAGGAAAAAGCTGATATGTCAACTTATGCTTTGTATTATGGTACTGAAGAAAATCTTTACCATTGTCATGCCAGTTCTGTCGGTGAGGTTGATGATGAAACTGCAAAACTACATTTGGGGGATCAATTCAAATGAAAATACGTTTAAGCAAACAGGATTCGCACACTTGTCAATTAATGGGTGCTGATACTGTAAAACTATGCGAGATGCAGGGATTCGCTCCACGACTTGATAATAAAAAGCAATCTAGAACAGAGGCTAATGTTTACGGATTTAAGGCAGAATTTGCTGTTGCCAGATTGTTTAATTTAGAATTGCCTACCGTTAATGTAGCTACAGATGGGGGCGTTGATTTATGGTTCGGGGACTTTACCATTGATGTTAAATTTACCAATGATGAATACGGAAATCTTATTTTCGATTCTATGGAAAAATTTAAATCACAAATTGGCATACTGGTGGGGAGAACTGATGATCCAGATGTCATGCGTGTCAATGGTTGGATGGATCGCGCTAACTTTAAAAAAACGTGTCATAGTCACAATTTCGGATATGGCGATAGGCTCTACTTAAAGCATGATGAATTATTGCCAATAGAGAGTTTATGGTCGAGACTGATGCAACACAAATTCCAATAGGAGGGATTATGTTATTAAATACTAAAGAAGATTGGCAACCAGAAGAAGCAGATGTAATTGCATGGCAGAGAGCCTACCCTGCTATCAATGTTCACCAAGAATTAGCCGCCATGGAGTCGTGGTGCGATGCTAACCCTACCAAAAGAAAGACATCCAAAGGCATCAAGCGGTTTGTTAATTCGTGGTTATCTAGGGCGCAAGATCGGGGCGGTTCGCCACAAGCTAAGTCAGCCACTAAGTCAGATTCTATTCGCGCTAAAACCATTGATATGCAACTCACAGATATATCGTGGCTAGACGGTGAAGATTACGAAAAAATGAAACAGTATTATCTAGAGACTCGCGGCTTTTATTATGACGGGGGTTTAATCAATGGCTAGTAAATATCACCCAGCAAAAATCCCCTTTAAAGGCGAGCATCCATATTTTAAAGATGGCAAGGCGTACAGCTATCGTGAATATAGTAACTGGACTTTCCAAAATGATGAGCGCAATGGCATCGTGCCTTCTACCATGAAAGGCAGATTAAGGGGGCAACCATTCTGTGAGGCTAGGCATTTATATCCTATTGCAGACTTTGCCGCTACCAGCGAGAAGATCAAAAAGCTAAGAGGCTATTGCAAGGAAGCTAGACTGCGTGTTCTAAACTCGCCCCGTCTGGAGGGCAAATCACAGAAGATGTCAGATAAGTGGTTGAGGGTTAAGTTGTGAGTCAGGGCGATCACGTTAGGATCAACAGTAAGCGCGAGTCTGAAGATAGGCTTCCGTTTCTTTTGAAAAGGATCGAGGCGTGGGATTACTCTGCGCCTTTAGTCGTTAAATTAGAGCCCTACAAAGACCCGCGATCACTGAGCCAGAATGCTTTGTTTCATGTTTGGTGCGCTGAGTTATCGGAGGCGTTTATTAAGAAAGTGCCTACCGCTAACAAAGAAAATATGAAGCTGATGCTCAAGCAACGGTTTTTAGGTACTTATGATATTCAGATAGGCAAGACGCTGATAGAAGGTCAGGTAAAGTCATCGTCTAAGCTAACAAAAGGCGAAATGGTACACTTTATGGATAACGTGTATCATTGGGCTAGGGAAAACGGGGTATTGCTTAAAGTGCCGCATGATTCTGAATACGCGAGGCTACAAAACCAGCAGGAGAGTTGAATGGACAAGATCGATCCTAGAGTGTTAAAGGAATTTGCAACAACAGATAGGCATCACGAAGTATTGGATGCTGTTATTGAAACTGGATCAGCTAACAAGGCGGCTAGGAAGCTAAGTTGCAATAGGCGCAGTGTTGACAGATTATTAAAATCATTAGAGGCAAAGGCCGCCTCTCAGGGTGTAGCACCGCACAGGGATTTAGTTCACCAGACCGCAGAGGGATTTGACGCAAAGAGAATATCTACTGCCTACAAAGAAGATGGATCTGTTGCGCTACAGTGGGTTATACAAGAGCCGCACAAGCGCGATATGAAGGCCAAGATCGATGCCATGATGGAAGGCATGAAAGACGATTTAAAAGGATTTAAAAAGCCAGTAAAAGCCCCTTCCAAAGTAAACTCAGACTACCTAGCTATGTATATGATAGGCGATCACCATTTCGGTATGTTGGCCGACAGTGAAACAAAATTAGACGATGATGATTGGGATATAAAGATAGCTACTCAAATTTTGATTGACGCAACCGCTAGACTATCCAACAGGGTAGGCGATGCAGAAGTTGGTGTTTTATTGAACGTAGGTGATTTCTTTCATGCTGATTCAAGCAAGAACGAAACTACCGCTGGCACTAGGGTCGATGTCGATACTCGTATAGGCAAGACGTTCAAACTGGCTGGCAGACTTTTTCAAGTCTTAATCAATAAGATGCTAGAAACGCATAAAGAAGTTGTTGTAATAAACGTGCGCGGTAATCACGACTCAGATATGGCCTGTCACTTATCCAGTTGTATCGAATTATTATACAGCCAAGATAAGCGGGTAAAAGTGTTACCAAACTACTCAAAGTTTATACATTACCAATGGAATAATAATCTGTTTGTTTTTCATCATGGCGACAGGATGAAGCATGAGCAAATCTTACAGGCGGTGATTAAGAATCTA